AGGCCCGTGGGGTAACCTCATCTGTTTCGTCGTAAGCTTCAGATGGGTATAAGGGACAGACCTTGATCGGTGTGCTGAAATCCGCTAACAAGCCGGTAAGTGAGGGCGCTCTCAAAGCGTTATCCCTGAAACTGGAAGAGGATAAGAGCGAAGTGGGCGCGATGGGTCGCAAGGCGATGAAGGCAGCCGGAATCAAGGCTGGCGAAATTGATTACTCGACCTCATCCGGCTATGGTGACGAATGGGTAGGCGTTGCTTACTCAAGCGCGTTATGGAACTCAATCCGCGGCGGTTCTGAAATCATCAGTAAAATCCCCGCCGTTGAATTTCCAAAGGGCGTAGAGTCGATGACCTTCCCGCTGGAATCCACCGATCCGGTATGGTACAAGGTCGCGGAGAATACCACCAACGGCACGACTCTTGGCGCTCCCGCTCCTACCATCACCTCAAGCCGCCTGGCAACCTCAAACGCGAGCCTGACGCTTGCGAAATTGGGCGCTCGCGTGTTCTATACTGGCGAGCTTGAAGAATCCGCGATGGTTCCATTCGCCGCAGAGTTACGCCGACAGTTGGCAGAATCCGGCATGGAATACTTGGAATCCGCAATCATTGACGGTGACAACGTAGCTGACGCTTCTACTAACATCAACGACATCGCCGGAACTCCTGCCGCGACCGACTGGTTCATGGTTTGGGACGGGTTCAGGGTATCCCCGCTCGTTACCACCACAGCCAACAGCCGCAGTGCTGCCGGATCGCTCGACATTACCGACTTCATCGAAACCGTCAAACTGATGGGGACTGCCGGAATCAACGGGTTAGATCAAAGCAAGGTGGGCTACATCGTTGACCTGAATACCTACTACAAGACCATGACCCTGCCGGAAGTTTTGACCCGCGATGTGTACGCTTCACCGACCATCGAGAACGGGAAACTTGTCCGCTTGTTTGGTTATCCGCTTTACGCCTCCGGCAATATGCACAAGGCAAGCTCCAACCGCAAGGCCAACAGCGCTGGCAAGATCGACCAGGATACCGCCACAAACAACGCTTATGGCGCGATTTTGGCGGTTCGGTTCGATCAATGGAAACTCGGCTGGATGCGCCATCTCAAACTGGAAACGACCCGGTTCGCCGCGTCAGACTCCACAGAGATTGTTGCTCAGATGCGCGTTGGTTTGAAACAGCGCGACACTGAAGCCTCCGCGATAACCTACTACGTGGGCGTGTAGCCTGACGGCTGACGGGTAAAACGAGGGAGGGAGGAAACTCCCTCCCTATAACAAAGGAGTAAAAAATGGCAAGAACTTACATCGCACGTGGCAACGATAAGATAAACGTTTCGCATAGTGCTGTAATTGATTTATCAGGCGCAGCTGTAGCTCAAACAGTTATGGAGCATTTCACCCGTGCCGCAATGATCGAAAAAATCAACATTCTTTACGTTGAAGCATCAAGCGCGGACGCTGGTGTTGCGCTAAAGATCGGGCGCGAGGGCGACGATGACGCCTATTACACCGGAAACTCAGCCATAAGTCAAAGCGCTTGGGGTGAAGTAAATGTTACTGCGCTTGCTACCAGAATAAACGCTGGTGATTCCCTTACTTATCTGTGCGCCGGTAGTAAAGCCGGAACAGGAACGGTGATAATCACCGTTGAGTGGCGGTTCGTGGAGTAGTTATGAAAGTTAAGTTTTTACAGGACTTCAGAGGACGGGAAACGAATGAGATATTTTATCAGGCTGGAGACGTGGTTGATATTGACCACGTTGACCTGGTAAAACGCGGCATCTGTGAACCCGTCAAAGAAGCGCCTAAACCGGAAACACGGGCAACTGTACCGCCTACCAAAAAGGAAACCAATGAGAAAAATATCAATCAAGTTCACAACGGCAGCAGACGGAAGCGTAACAGCTAACCACGTATCAAACGTACTCGGTAAACTTTACGCGATTCTTTACAAGCCGGGAAGTATATTGACTGGCGCGACTGTAACCGTAACCTGTCAGGGTGTATTCGCAAAACCCCTGCTTGCGAAGGCGAACGCTGGAACGACTGATACGCTGTACTATCCGCGAGACCTGGTTCATGCGGTTGCTGACGGCGTGGCGTTGACTGGCACATCCGGCGGGGACAGAGTACCACCGCTCTTGAATGGCGTTCCTCGCGTGGTGATTGCATCCGGCGGGGATACAAAGTCAGGCGAAGTCATCCTCTACTACGAGGACTGACATGACCATCACAAACGGGTATTGCACCCTATCAGAGTTTAAGGCATGGATGACTTCTTCCGGTCAGACTTTTGAATCTGACACGGGGGATGATTCGGTTATTGAGGCGATTATCGAAGCGACCAGCCGGTTCATAGACGGGGAATGTGCCAGGCACTTCTACAAGAGCAGCACGGACGAAACGCGCTATTACACCGCGACAGAATCTACCTACGTGAGGCCGGATGACCTCGTAAGCGTCACGGCGCTTTATACCGATGACGGGCTAAGAACCTACCCGTACACTTGGGCTGCAACAGACTTTGACCCATGGCCTTATAACGCGGCGCTCGAGGGAAGACCCTACGTACAGATCGTCACCTCACCGAATAGTGATTACCGGTTCCCGGCTGGAACGGCGAAGGGCGTAAAGGTTATGGGCGTGTTTGGTTGGCCCGCAGTACCAGCGCAGATAACAGAGGCTTGCATCATGATAAGCCTGTCTACGTACAAACGGCGGTTCGGTGAAAACCTGTCAAGCGTTGCGACCATAGCGGCGGGCGGGGTAGTGATTACTCCGCAGGACGTACCTGCTGTGGCATGGGCAAAACTCAATCCATTCAGGCGGCGAATCTAATGGCGGGCGTAAAAATATCTTCCCTCGTTGGAGCGATAGCCGATTTGTCAGTCACGTTGACAAATGGCAAAGCGCTGAAGATACTTGAAGATTCGGAGATACCGGAATCAGCGACCAGATTGGGGGGCATGTTATTTCCGAAACCTGACGGATTCATAAGCGGATTTACCGTTGAGCCTGTCACCTACGGCACGGACGGATTAGAGCGGATGGATGTTCGTTATACCATGACCTACGTGTTCTGTTATATTCCGATAGGTTCTAACAGGTCGCTCGGGGACAATTATACCGTTTTGGTACAGGATACCGCGCTGATTCTCAACGAGATATTGACCAATGATGACATATCAGACGGGATTGATTTACGGCTTGCGGATGTATTGAGCTTTGGAGCGGTAAGCGACCCGTCAGGGAATATGTTTTATGGCACGGAGATTCAGTTATCCGTGACGGAATTTTACGAGGTGTAAATGACAAGGCGGAATCCGAAATTCACAAAGATTTACGTCAACGGGTATGAAATATCCTGTCAGGCGTCAAGCATTGGAACGGTGGGATATGTGTCAGACGCCCCAATGGTCGCGGCTTACTGTGACGAGGTGCTGAATAGCGTTCTTGGTCAATCACATATTCAATGCGGGCCGATAGACGCTTTCTTGTCACCCTCAGCCACTACCGGTATCCACGAAGTTTTTGACGCGGGCAATGACATCATTGATGTTTTTATAGCGTTTGGATCGCTCGCAGTCCCTGCGGTTGGTGATCCCGTCTTTGCTTGGACAATGAGGCAGGGCGGGTACACGGCTGGCGGCGATGGCGTGGTAGCGGTGAATATCCCATTACCTAACGCGGATTACTCAACGGTGAAAGGGTATCACTCTCCATTTGGTTTGTTGGTACACGCCAACGGAGCAGAGACCGGAGCAAATACAGCGGTGGCCACGATCGACAATGGCGCGGCATCTGCTAAAGGCGGAATATTCGTTTACCAGCTATTCAGTTCTGACGGGGCGGTAACGTTATCCATTGATGATGCGGCAGCGAACACGGGGAACGGTGATTTTGACGCGCTATCAGGAGCGACAAGCGGGTCTATTGATGCAAGCTCCGCGCCTGTTAGTGGAATGGTCGCGCTGGCAACGGACGCGACAGTAAGAAGGTATATCCGGTGGCAGTTGGACTTGGGAGGTTCAACTACCGCAACATTCGCCCTTGCATTTATCAGGGGAACATAAGGAGCAATAAATGAGCGCAAACACAGGACGCACCAACGCAAAGTACATCGAATTTCATCTCGACAATAGCGGGGGAGTTCTAACCGAACTGACCGCCTACACCAAGAATATCGGCACGGTTGGTGTAAATTACGAGGAACAGGACGTTACCGCCTATTCTGACAGTGTAAAGAATGTCACCATTGGACGGGCTGACGCCCCATTGAGCATAACCTTCCAATGGGACACAACATTATTTGCCCACTTGATCGCATTGAACCGCGTTACCCCGTTATCATTGGATATTCGTTTTGGTATCCGGCATGATTGGGAGACGGGCGAGCCGTGTTTTGGCATCACGTCAAGCGCGACAAGCGGTTACCTGGTGAAAGACATCACCGCGACTGACACGGAAATCACCGCGTCATTTGTCGTGTTCGGTGCAATCGCTCCGGCATGGACTACAACCGCGCATGAGTAAAACGATATTATCTCCGGTTGGCAAGTTCTCTGGGCGCGTTGTGCTGTCCGACCCGTTGACCATGCCGCAGGTAATGGCGTTTGAAGACGGGATGCAGGAAGCGCGGGTAATGGACGAAGGCGAGGGGGTGCTGACTGCCCGCCGCCTTCACACCATTTTATCAGCCGTTATTCCTTGCGTGGAAAAGTGGGAGTTGGCAGGATTACCGGAAGTTGTAACGCCTGACACATTTCCCGGCACGCCTAAAATGGCGGTGGCTAAACTGATCGCCTGGATTGTTGGAGAGATAACCAAACTCTACAACGAGGCTGATGAAATCCCAAACGCATAATCGCCAATGCCTACAAGTACGCGGAGGGCGGCGGCGTATCAAAGGAAATAGAACTTGGAAAGATAATAGACCGATTCGGAGCGCAGGCTGTGTTCGGGCGCACGATAGGGGCTAAAGAGATTCGTAGGATAGCAATGGCTGAAACGATTGTAAGATTATTCAGAGAGCGAGCGGCGTCCGATAATTGGGCGGCGTGGGCTGGAAATAATCCTGAATACGCGGAGTTGCTATCAAGAGCGGCGGAGCTTGCAAATGGCTAATCAAGTAGACATCATTATAAAAGCCGTTGACAAGGCAAGCGGCGAAATTAATAAAGTGACGGGGGCGGGGAATAAACTTGCCGAAGGGTTTAAGAGTTTAACCGGGTTCTCGCTTGGCGCTGGTGCTGCTATGGCGGCGGTAGGCGTGGGCGTGAAGTTTCTACAGCAAGCCGTTGATGAAACCGTAAACTACGCGACTGAAATTGACAACATGAGCCGGCTGCTGGGGATAAGCACAGAGGAAACCAGCAGGTTAGTACAGGCAAGCGATGACCTATTTATCTCACAGGAAAAACTATCATCCGCTCTGCAAGCCGCGACCCGCAAGGGAATTGACGTAAGCATAGAGGGAATAAAAAAACTGGCGGAGC